GACTTTCTTCTGGCCGCACGTTTGCCCGTAGGGTTGTCTTCGGTTACGGCTGTCTGAAGTTTGCTTCCAGGATTTGCACGACGATATGCCGCAACACCTTTCTTGGTCATACCGGCCCCCTGCTTGGTCGGGCGAAAATTGCCCGACTTTACAGAAGTCTTAATTCCCATGCCCTTGGAAGCCATGGCCGTCCTTAGGCAGCAGCGCCGCCGTAGAAGAACAACGTCACGCTTTCAACTTCAGCATCCGCAATGTCGATGTACACACCCTCATCAAATAAGATGCCCATGTCAGGGATGATGATGTCACCAGCACCTGCGGCACTAGGAGTGTTGATAGTTACGAGCGCTGTTCCACCAGACGTAGAGCCATTCTTTAGCTCAAAAGAAGAAGCGGTGCCGGTGTTCGTGAAATAAACACCAATGACCCGCGTCCTCCCGGCTATCGCGTGGTCACTTGCAGTTTTGGTGACCGAACTTAAGTTACTGGAACTCACGTTGATTCTCCTTGTTCCTTTGCAAGGTCAGGGAGATCAAGACGCGCCAACAACGCTTGCATGGTGTCTATGGCCGCCTGGGAAGCAACGGCCACGTCATGTGCGTGGGCTCGTTGCTGTTCCATTTTCTTGATCTCTTCTAGCAAAAACTCTTTAGTTATTTGCATCAGGCTTCAATTGCATACAAAAAGTATGCCGTGCCTGCCGAATCAACAAAGCGAATCTTCTGTGTCGCTGTGGTAGCAGTCCCACCAATAGGCTGAACCATTGCATCCGGAAGGTTGAAGAGATTGGAGATCGTGCCCGAACCGCTGTTAGTTACACGGATGAAGGAGGCATTTCCAGGAAGAGTTGCACCAGCACCAATATCAGAATCAACCTGCAGAGCAGCAACAGTGCCACCCACGGTCACACTAGCGGCAGCACCAAAAGTCACACGAAGGCCGTTAGCAGCACCAGAAATAGACCCGCCCGTGTTAACTGACAGGGAAATGTGCCCACCATTGACCGTTCCACCAGTGGCGGCATTAGCCCCAGTGACACGGGTAAGCCAACGGCCCGTTTCACCAGAACCTGTCGAAGTGAAAGTCAAACGACTGTAACTGAGACGAACGTCTCCAGTAGTGTTTGACGCAGTAGCATAAGAAGAAGAGATGTTAGACGCAGTGCTTACCGTAATTGGATCGTTAACGGTGCCGGAGATAAAGCCATTATCCGAAGCGACTGGCCCGGAAAAGGTAGTACGTGCCATGATGAACCCCTTGTGTAGTAGCACATCCCCGTACCGTCTCTACTAAGTCTGCTAGGCCAGTCTGTACGGGTGAAAATCCTAGAACATACAGCAATAATAAACAAAAAAGGGGGCGTTGTCGCCCCCTTTTTCTTGCTTCTTAAGCCGCTCCGGGAGACCCGAAGATGCCGCGCGGATCGCTGAAGCCAAAGCTGTAGCGCTCACGAGCCTTGTAACGCACGTTGCCGGTGTCGAAGTCGCCTTCAAAACCAGTCTTCATGCTTACACGCTGGAACATCTTCATGCCGTTAGGAGCATCGGTCATGATGAAGAAAGCCTCAGGATCGGTCAGGTAATGGTTAACCCGATAACCCTGGGGAATCATCCCCATGTTCTTGATCGCGTTGATGTCGTTGTCTGCCGTACCAACACGCAGCGTGGACTTCATAATGCGATCAGCCGTGAACTGAAGCTCTTTCGGGATGATCAGCTTGACACCCTGAACAGCGATCTTCAACCCACGCTCATCGGTGAACGCGGAGATGTCGATCAGAGCCTGCTCAAGAGAGGTCTCGCTGAGGTCAGCCGGGGTGGAGAGCTCGTTCTTCAGGACCGGGCCCGACAGGGTCGGGTGATCCAGAGCACACAAGGGCTTGCCGTCGCCACCGATAGAGGTGGTGAAAGCGCCATTGAGGATCGCCGCAGCCTTGATCTGCTTGGTGTTAGCCATGGAACGGGCAAGAGCCTTGGTATAACGAGCAGCCAGGGAGGCATACAGGTTATCTTCCACAGCCTCTTCCGTCAGGGAGAAGGCCAGAGCGATGGTCTCGTGTGTGTAACGAGCGGTATAGACCTCCTGCGCTTGGTCATAAGCAACACCAGCGCCTTCAGTCTTGACCGGAGCCGAATCAAAGCCAGAGAGCATTACTTCCTCTTCAAACGCGCGATCCGAGGTCTCGATTGCATAGATCTCAGTGTGCTCGTTCTCGTAGTTTTTGTACTCAAGGCCGAAAAGAGCATTAAGTCCTGGCTCAAGCTCTTGTACCAGTTGGGAACGTGAAATAGCCATTTGTCAGACTCCTTACGATGCAACGCCAGCTACACCACCACTACTGTAGCTATGGTTGTTGATTTTAACGACGAGTTTGGCGTATGCACCAAGCTCATTACCCGGCTCTGCAAAGAGACCAACAATCTTCAGAGTGTTTCCTGCGGTCGTGTCAGGAGCACCAGTCGTGGTCATGCCAGATAGACCCGTGGTCACGTTACCCGTGCCATAGTTCACACCGACGTTCTCGCCAATGTCGGCCTGAACAATAGCGGTGTTATCCGCCTGAATCAGGAACAACTGGCTGGGATCATCAATGATGTCGGCCTGGATATCCACCGTAAAGGCGGCGTTTGCAATGAACTTATTTGAGAAGGTGGGCTTGCCGGTAACGGGATCGTTGTAATAGCACCCGTTAAACACGCCTACGGCTGCTTGGGTTGCCCCGCCCAGACGCTGAATGTAACCACCCACGAGACGTACCAAGTCGCCTTGGAAAATGTTCGTGCCGTAGTCTTCCTTGATCAAATACCCATACTGCTTTTGCGCTCCCGTGGCAGAGAGGTTGCCTAGAGGGCGCATTCCAAATGGATTGTTGGAATTTGCCATTTTGAAAGTCCTTTAAAAGATTAAGATTCGGCCTTGGGGCCACCAAAAGTCACCTTCGATTGCCGCACTGGCCTGTCGATACGCATGCTGTTGTGAGCATTCGTTTTCATCAGGTCATTATCGGCTGCCGTAACTTGGTCTTGTGCCCTGCTGCGGTAATACGCATTGCGCTCTTCTGCTGTCTCTTCAGGAATACGAGCCAGAACCATGCCACCAACAGAGATGATCCCTGCATAACGGCCATCTTCTACCGAAGGAACGGGGAAATCCGGGTATTCATCCGAACGAACCAACTCATAACCTTCCCGGATTTTGCCCGAGATATTGATTCGATCTTCTTGACCACCAGCTTCCATCCGAAGCCAACGATGCTTGTATCCTGGAGGCGGCTCAGGCGCGTCCAGACGCGAAGGAGGAGCCCACGGTTTACGGCGCGAAGTAGTTTCGCGAGATTCAGTCGCACGAGCAGTGCGCTTGATTTCAGGTATTTTACCGATAGTGTCCATTTTTATTCCTTCACGTATTTGGCGTATTCCTCAAGAGGAACACCGAGTTTTTTGGCAATCGCAACCTGACTCGGCGTAAGCCGGACAGTGCGGCGCGCATTGTTAATACCGGAAGACCGGTTAGCAGGTGCTACCGCCTGCGCGGGGCGCGGTGACCTGGAAGACTGCGAGGATGGGAACTTGTTCGGAAAAGTCTCCCTAATCCTGCGATTTAATTCATCATAATACTCGTCCGAGTTCGGGTCAATGCCTTCACTTTGGATAAGTTCCATGTGAATCCCTTGAGCAGCCATGGTCATAACCATATCCTGACCATACCATTCATTTTTCTCAGCCCATTCTTCCGCCCGTGGATCAGGACGTGGCTTTGGTTTTTGCTGTTGTACTACAGGCTGTTGATATTGCAGCTGCTGCGGTTGAATAGGCTGCTGTCTTTGCTGAGCATAAGAAGCACGTTGAGCTTCAGCCGCTTGAATCTGCTTTTGTTCCAAAACAATAGCAGCAAGACGTTCCTGCGCCTCCATCTCTGTTTCCAAATCACCCTCTTCACGAGCTTTACGGATGATTTGTTTCAAAGCAACAGACTGCGTCTCAACACGGCTTTTAGCTTCACTTAACCGGTCGGTATCAGAGCGAATAACGTTTTGATGTGCAGCCTGAAGTTGTGCTTGAACATTTTTTGCATACTCAAGTGCTGCTTCCTCACGCCGCTGGGCTTCCCGCAGCCGCGCCGTCATCTTGTCGATGCGCTTCTTTACCTTCTCGCTATAGTTTTCGAGCTCTTCGTCATTCTGCTGCGAAGCAGAAGTCTCAACCGCTGGGGGCGGGTCTTGGTTTACAACTTCCGCTTTACCGTCCTCCCCCAACTCTACTTCGGCAGGATTTTCATCCTCTCCGATCTTAAATTCCATTTGTTCGTTGCTCATATTCACCCCTTACATGTGAAGGATGTCTTCAGGGTCGTTCAACCGACCGATGATTTCATCGTCATTCAAAATACGGATCTCGCCGCCATCGATTCCAATCCTCGACCCCGCATAGCGGCCAAAGATCACCCAATCTCCCTCCGCGCACCAAGGCCCGGTGGGAAACTTTGATTCGTCCTTGTAGGCAAGCTCACCCACCTTAAGCACATAACCACAAACTGTCGCCAGCTGTGTGCGCTTTTGGGTTTCTTCTGCCAGGACAATCCCGCCCTTTGTCTTCTCCGCTCCGCGATACGGCAGAATGGCAATGCGCCAGCCCGTCGGTGTAGGAATGCGGTCTTTGACTGACGCCTCAAGCGACTTAGGATTAAACTGACCCTCGTCGTTGTACGCATCATCTAGGGTAGGTCCCTTTTCTTCGCGCTCTTTCTGCCACTTCTGCTCCAGAGGCGTTAGGGTTGTGACGGTTGCTGTTTCCAAGTGGTCTTCTCCTTCAGGGTTATAAATCTTCAGTGACTCGGTCCGCCAATTTCTTGGCAACTTCTTCCGCAAGCCTTAACCCTTCGAGACGACCCATCATGAAACGGTAGCGTTCCATATCTGTAATGGTGCCGTTGAGCACAATAGCTTCTGAGTCTGCGCGCATCAAGCGCAACTCCCTAAGCAGTGCTTCGATATATTCAAGCATGGTCTATCCATGTAAAGCAGACAGTTAAAAGCCACCGTCTGAAGGGCTTAGTAAATCTTTACTGGCCTATTGCCGTCCTTCTTCTTCACAATCTGCGCCGGACCAGGAATCCCTGCCGGTCTACCTCCCGCCTTCATCTTGCGAGATTTCCCTGCCTTTGCAAGAGCAATCGCCGTAGCCTGTTTGATCGCTTTCGCTTTAGATTCGGGCTTACTCGTCCCTATCGTTCCCTTCTTTCCATAGGATCTTACCATTTCGGAAATGTTTGCACTCACTACCTTGTTACTTTTGCCTGTTTTGAGTGGCATTTTGTCTTGCCTCCATCCGTGAGACGTTCTGTTGACGATCAACCTGATCAAGGCGCTTCTGCGCCATGTCAGCCCGAAGCATTGCAATGTTTTCTTGCGACTGGATCCGCGCCTGATTGGCGGCCAACACGTCTTGCGCCTTCTTCTGCTCCAGAGCCAGACGCTGTTGCTCAATCTGATTGTCCATCTGGTCATTAGCAGCGCGCATCTGAAGCTCCTGCTGCTTCAACGCCACCACAGGATCAGAAGGCTGGCCGTCTTCTCCCGATAGCTGGTTCTGCATGTTCTTCATCTCTTGCATGAACTCAACTACCTTGATCGCAATCATCCCTTCCTTTTGGATGGCCGAGACCATGCGGTCAGGATCAACGCCATAGTTGCGGAAGATCTCAGCTTCTACAAACTCCTCAGCCTTAATCCGTACGTGCTCGAGGATGTGCTGTTGCAACAACTGCGCGGCCATGACATTGGCCTCCATCATCGGGCTCATACCCATGATTAGGTGCGCTGCAATGTGCGCGTCATGCTGCTGCCCAGCAAAAGCCTTCAACTCCATGCCATTGAGCACCTTGGAGTTCTCAGTCGCCGGATCAATTGGCATCTGGTTGCTTTGTGGCTTCAAAATCCCGTCAATGTCACGCACGTTGAGCGCCGCATACACCCGATAGAACGCTTCATAGACGTTGTGCATCTGCGGAGCACTCTGGGCAAGCTGCAACTGCGTCTGGGCCAACGTAATACGCTGTGCTGTCGAGAAGATGTTGGGATCCGCCACAGGCAGAACCGCAACCATGCTGTTGAAGTCCTTTTTCTTAACCTTGCGACTCGCCCCAGGCACGTCATACGGATATTCCTCAGGCAAATACTCACCAAAGCCCTTCGCTAACATCCGAAACTCAATGCTCTGCGCGTAATGCAGCCGCTTGTGGATCGCAGACATGACCATCGACCCACGCTCAAGCAACGCCAGCGTCGTTCCAACCTGCGCCATCTGGTTTGCATCGCCAACCTGCATATCCGCAATGCTGGCAAGCCGTCTTCCCGCATCAACCACAAACCCAAGTAGCGCAAAGAGCGTCTGCGACGGTTCTTTGTACGGCAACGGCATCAACGAGGCAGAAAGTTCCGCGCCTCCCGCGTCAATATCGCGCCATTCACCCGGTTGGATCGGTGTATCGTCGTCCGCGATCCGCGCACCACGCGCTTTGAAGCCAGCAGGCAGGTTCGAGAGCGTTCCCGCGTCCAAAAGTTGACGCAATGCAGCCGTTGCGGTCTTCGAGAGCCCACCAATCAGGTGAACAAAGCCCAAACCATACGCTCCAGGGCCCTCAACCAGCACGTAATGCACAAAATACTCAATCCGGCGCTTCAGTTCGTCTTCTTTTTCCCAATTCCGACGAATTCCGACAATCTGACCACTCGTCTCATCGATGGTAACGACGTACGGAAGCTTGATCCCCGTCATTTCGCCATCTTCAGACGTGTCCTCAAAGCCCAAAATGTCCAAATTGACGTGGAACTCAAGCAAAAAGACCTCTTCGGCCTCGCCCGTGGGCTGAACACCAAGGATTTTGTCCGTGTTCATGCGGATCTGGGACGGATTCGTGTCCTGATCCTCTTCCACAACGTCAATATCGCTGTATTCCCCCGCTACCACACGCTTTTTGAACTCGTTGGCGTCCATCGCAATACGGTGCGTGATCCGTGAGCACTGCGACATGACGCTCGAACCGGTGTACGGGATGTACAAATCGTCTGCCAACACCAGTTTTGAGACCATCCGGCCCAACTGACCGTCGTAATACACCTTCTTGAACACCGAACCACCATATCCAACGTAGAAAAGCGCCTGATCCATCTCCGGCGTGTACTCTTCCATCACCGTTGTGATCTGGTAATTCATGAAATCTTGTACGCGCGCGGCCTGCTGAGCCTTGTCCAAGGTCTCTTTGCCCAAAATCTGCGTCCGAACCGGGCCTCCAGCAGGCATCAACTCCTTAAAAGCCTGTGCCTGGAACTGCACAATCGACTCTGTGAGCATCGGATGCACCGCACCAGCCGCTCCTCGGAAGGGTTTTGTCCGCTCTTCAACCTTCAGGCCCAACAAATCAAGGCCCTTGGCATACATCTGCTCCCACTGCTCGCGGCTCGACTTGTCCGCCTCGAACATGTCAAGCAACTCGAGCGAGATCGCAGAGAGCTCACCCTCATCAATCACACCAACAAGGTTGTCGTAGAAGTCCACATCGTCTTCTTTGGTGTCGAGCTCAATCGTCGCACCACCATCAGGCTCAAGAACGATCTCGACATCGGGCATCGGCCCTTCGCTCTCCATCTCGATTTCGATCATCGGAGCAGGATTCACGGCTTTATCTATAGGCATAACGTCGATTCCTCTTTAATCCGGGCAGTATAGACGATGGTCTTCATTTCAGAACCTTTTTGATGAAGTCCTCTGTACGAACCTCACCGCCTTTTTTGAACGGAACACCCTCCGCGCCAATTCTTCCCGCACCATATTTATCCCAAACTACTCCCGGATGCATCACGTCTTGACCATCTGGTGTCGTTAAAGTGATAGGCCTGTACTCGAACCCTGGACCAAGGTCCTTGACCACCTGCTTTAGGTTGTTGGGCAGCTTCTCATACAGCTGAGCTTGGGAAGACTCTGCGCCAGGAAAAGCAACGAAGTTCTTGCCCATCTGAATTGCCGCAGCAATCACATTCTTTGCCATCAACTGCTGTATGACCTGCGGAGATTCTTCCATACCAACAAAGGATTCCTTGATTTTATACTGACCCTCACTGATCCGCTTCATCCACTTGTTTAGCTGTTCTTGGGTCCTTTTTTGCTGCTCTTGAAGTTCTGTAAGCTTTTCTTTTTGTTCTATGGTTGGATTGTCTAGGTAGCGTTGGTTTTCAATAGCTGCCTGTTCCGTCAAATTCTGAAGTTTCTTTCCAAGTTCAGCAGCCTTGGGGAGATCCTTTGTTGGACTTCCACCTAGTGGACCTTTCTTACGTATGTCATCTAACCGGTCAGACTGAAGCTCGTGGACATAGATGCCATCAACTTTCCCTAAATCCGGAACATCGGTTGTGTGCTCCGAATAACGACTGAAAGCGATCTCATTAGGGATCCCTGTTTGCGTAGGCGTTCTACCCAAACCAGAATGCTGGCCTTGATATCCAAACTGTGCCATTGGCGACTTGGGGTTGTTGTAGGTTTTTTCCAACAACTCCCGCAACCCAGACATGCTTTGCCTAAAGACCTCTTTTACTGTATTTTGGGTTGGCGAAAAAGCATCTCTAATGTTTGAAGCGGCTTTTGTCCGAAGAGCAAGATCCGAGCCCGACAGCGCCTGTATGTCGTCATAGAGCTTTACTTTGGTTCCTGGGAAAATGTCGTCTAGATCGTTTATTGCTGACTGCGTTGCTGTTCTAATTGCTGCGTTATAGTCAAAACGCTTAGACAAGTCTTTTTGTTCAGCTTGAAGAGTTTTGTAAACAGAACTTAATGTTGGGTAGTTGATTGTGTCAACAGCATCTGATAGACGCCCGTAAAGGTTTACCGAAGCTTGAGCGGTATCCAATAACCTGTTCGCTTCGACCGATCTCTCTGGTTGGTTAAGGTCACGTAAAAACTCATTTACATTAGCTTTGTAGTTGTTAAACGCATCCGGTGTATTTAATAAGTCAGCGTTGATTCCGGCATGGGTCGTATTCTTTAGAGCTTGATACATATCTTTTGCCCGACTCAAACCAGCCTCTGCCTCTGGCGTAGCAAGCTGGCGAAGATGGATAACCCCTAATGGAGCCTTATAGATGTTATCCATGCTGGCGTAAAACTTATCTGGGTCATTGGGGTCAGGCTTAACGATAGAAGTGCCATACCGAGAAGGATCAAAGTCTTCTTTGATCTTGTTTAAGAGATCAAACGGCGTAATCTTGGCATTGTCAGGAAGATCCTTTAACGCCTCTTTAGCGCGTCCAATCTCGTAATCCCTAAACTTCCCTTTAAGCTGGTTAAGGAACTGCTCCTTTTGCACCGGTCCAGGTAGCTCAGCGATCATCTTGTCCAGACGACCAACAAACGGAGACTGAACAAACTCCGCTCCATATTGCGTAGCCGTTGTTTTGGTTGTCGGAATATCTTCAAAAATTCTATTGGCCTTGGCCCCCGGTACGTTGATCGCGCCCACCGGCGGCGTCTCCGCTGTCTCATAACTACGCATTAACGCGCGCGCTGACCCTGGGCCAGGGGCCGGGGTCGTCAGAAACTGCGGCATCGGAGGAATCTTCGCCTCCTCCGCAACACTACCCAAGAACTCCAACGTGTCCCTGGCCGCCTTCGTCTTTGGCACACCAGTGATCTTGGACATCATCTTCCCGGCTTCGGCACCAGCCTCTGCCACTCCCTCAGGCGTTCCAAACTTGTCACTGGTAATGCCTTGATACAGGCCATACACCGGACCCGCAATCGAACCCGCAGCACCACGAACGAACGTGTTCAAAAAATCCAAAGGCACATCCACCGCCTCACGAAGTTCAGGCGGAAGAAGACCACGCTGCGGAGCCCTCTCTGCAGGCGGCGTTCCAGTAAACATCTGCTGGATGTAATCGTCGTCTGTTACTTCCCCACCCTCTTTGAACTGCTTGCCCGTAATCGCAGACACCGTCCCATCCGTGTCAAAAATAGCAAAATTCCCCGTGGACAACGCTTTGCCACCCGGCAAAAACTGCGCCCCTTTGAACCCTAACAACCGAACGGCTTCACCTTGCTTCTCCTTAGGAAGCTTACGAATGGACTCATACAAGTCATTGCCCGTGACCGTCGGCCCTTCCGGGATAGGTGTCTTGTTAGCAAACTTCTTCAACTTCAAGGCAAGCGCTGATGGATACTCTTGCTCCAAAAATAAAATGCTTTTCTTTGGAACATCCAACGGATATACAGCCGCCGCCTCTGGCAAAATTCCTCTTGCTGCTTGACGACCTATGGCGCTTTCTGACGCAACCGCAGGAGAATCCGAACCATATAAAGCCCTACCCATATCACTCTTTGGACTCGTCTTGCTCACATCAAAACGACCCTTGATTTCATCCCCGTAACCCGAATACACACGCATCATCTCCTGCGCGGCTTGTGCCCCTTGGGCCGGGTTCCTCGATTTAATAGCCTGCAACATGGCCCTCGCGGCATTAGTCTCCGACGGAGCCGCTCCTTCAAAATCCAAAGAAGCCTGCTTCATCGCAAGATACTCATCCATCGTCATGCCCTTAGCCTCACTAGGCTGCATGGCTAACGAAACACCCGCCCCGGTCCTGCCAAGAAACGCCGCCGCATCCGCAGGACTAATGCCGTACTGCGTTAAAAGATTTCCAATGTTGAACGTAGACTTGTCCGCAGGCGGCGTTCCAGTAAACATCTGCTGGATGTAATCGTCCGTGGGCACCTCACCCTCAGGAGGGGATCCCTTCTCACGCTTGCGAATGAAGTCGGTGGTCGAAACCTCACCGCCCTTCGCTAACCGACGCTCAGGGTTCTTCGATAAATTTGGATTGGGATACGACGGAACCTCTAGCCGATTAACAAAAGGAACCTTGGGAAAAGCACCAATTTCCTCCGAAGCACGACTCTCCCTCTTGGCTAACCTATCTAAATCCAAAAAGGGATCTTCTAAGTCCTCATCATCATCCTTCGGAAGATCCAAAGGCGTAAAAGGCAACGTCGAAATGTCCCCAGGTTTTGGCTTGTACAAAGGATTGTCATCCGTACCACCAAACAACCGCGCAACATCATAAGGATCCATACCACGCATGTGCTTGGTAAGCTCCTCCAACGAAATCAACCCGTGCCGATACAAGTTGATCTTTTCCTGCAGACGATCCTCAGTATCCACCGAAGGCTCTACCTCGCCACCTTCAGCAAACCTCTTCATAAACATCAAATTCGCACCATACTCCGACCGGGGCATCTCCCCCTGACGCGGCACCACATACCCCTGCGCCGATAGACGCCCACCAGCAAAAGGCATTGAATACGATCCCTGCCCTACAACCGGCATCTCTACTTCACCACCAGGAGTCTTTATCGGAACCCTCTGCGAAAGCATCAACTCATACGCCCTCGAAGGATCCCCACCACCATACTTAACCCCATACTCCGACACATCCCCCTGCCTCGAGACATCAACAAAGGGCATCACATTATTCACATTTAACCCAACCCGCCCCTCCGACTCCTCAAGCTTCTTGCCCTTAGAAACAAGGTCCAAGGACAACGGCCCGAGCGACGGGTCAGGCAACGCACCCGACATCATCAACTGATCCAACAAGAAACGAGCATCCTCCTGCTCTTTACGCTCCTTGCGTTTACTCTCCGGCAACGCCGAATCCTTGCCCTTGTCACTAAAAAGCTTTTCTTCCTCAAGTTGAGCATTCAACGCAGCGTAAAGATCCTTCGCGTTCACATCAAACCTCCACTAGTCGAGGGGCCCTTCTTAAAGTACTGAGCGATCTCAGGCAACATTCCCATCTCAAAAGCCTTCTCCAACCCAGAAGCACGATAACCCGCCAACTTCTGCGCGCGCTCCTGATACGCTTGCAACTCCTCCGGATTCATCTCCGGCGCAACAGGACGCTCCGGCTGCGGAGTGGCAAAATTAAATACAGGCGCAGGCTTGTCAAAAGTAAATTCAGGCTTCTGAAGTGTAAACTGAGGAGCCTGCATATTGAACACCGGCTCCGGTTCACCAAACGGCTTGAGATCCAACACAGGCGCTTGAACATTAAACGTAGGAGCCGGAGGAGCATTCCTGACCACCGTGTTCAACTTGTTTATCAAAGTGTTGTAGTGATCAAAAGAGAACCCAGCACGTTGCAGATTGCCTTGATACCTCTCCATATCATCTGCCGCACGATTGATGTCCGGAATCACAACCTCAGCCTGACTACGAAGATTCGCCGCCAACTGATCATACGTCTCCGGTGTGCGACCAAACTGACCCTCATACATCATCCACCAAGGATCTTCACGCATCCGCTGTGCACGTGACGCGTAATCATTCGCCCTATTCATGTTCCTTTGGTAGATGTCGTTGTACACATAGTTGTAGTAGTTGGAACTAGCCTCTAAGTTTCCTAGGTCCTGTGCATACGGCCTCTGGTAAAACTCCAACTCTCCCTGCACAACATCAATGGTCGGCTGATACGCCGCAGCACGTGCTTCATATTCCTTGTACTGATTGGCATAGTCCTGATATTGGCGCTCATAGTCAGCATACTGCTGCTCATACACCTTTTGCGCCGCTAAAGCCTGCTCTTCATAAGCCCTGGCTCTGTTCTGATAGTCAGCAACCTGCTGCTGATACTGAGCCAACGCCGCGTTGTACGGATCAACCTGCGTCCGCTGATACTCCTCACCACGCCGGTTGTATTCCTCTAACTCCTGGTTGTACCGAGCTAACGCTGCCTGCTGCTCAGCATTGAATTGATCCACAAGCTTGTTATGCTCAGCCGAAGCCAACCCATACTGCTGCTCGTAATCCTTCAACTTCTGGTTGTACTCAGCCACAAGATCGTTGTACTTGTCATAGTACGCAGCCGTCTCCTCAATCTTCTTCTGCTCCGAAGGCAAAAGACGATTGAGCACCGACCCCGCAACGCCACCTTCCTGAAACTTGGGCAAACGATCAAGGTCCTTCTTCGAGACCGATCTCTTGTCCACAGGTGGCCGCTTGCTTGGCATCAGTAATACTCCAGTACCTTGTTCTCATCTTTGGGATCATCACTCTCATCAGTGCCCAAAGATATAAAATTTCCCGCCCGAAACCGCATCAAAGCCTGCGTCGTCGAGTCCACCAAGTCATCATTGTCTCCGTTCGGAAACGCAGCACACTCTTCCACCAACTCTTCGGCCCACTCCGTCTCCGGAACCCATACCATCCCAGACTCCAAAATAGGCGCTATCGAGTTCGCCCGAGCAATCTTGTCCTGCCCCGCCCTGCGGCCCCCAGGCGAGTACATTGTCACCGGAATCCCCATCCGCCGCAACTCCTGCTGCAACGTGATCCCCGTCGCTTTGGCCTCAATCAAAACATTGTCCGGCTTCCAATACGTGTACTCATCCTTCGCCACACGCTTGAGTTCAGGAAAGTCCCACCGCCCCTTCAACACATTCAACAAAATAATGTTCGGCCCCGAGTCCGCATCCGGATAAAACACACCCCACGTCGTAATCGCCGAATAGTCCGAAGTCTCCTTCTTACTGTACGCCGTGTCATAACTCTGAATGATGTACTCCACCTCCGGCGGCTCCATGTGCGGCCAAACCTTCCACCACTGCCGCTTGAGTATCGCCCCCTCATCATTGGTCGGCTGCTGCTGCCACTGAGCATTCCACTTGGGCAAACCAATGCTCATCTTCACCGCTTCAAGTTCAGAAAGCTTCCAGTACTCCGGCCACAACGGCTTTCCAGAAGGCAGGATGGCAGGAAACTCCAATACCTCCCACTTGTCCGCCTTTAACGCTCCCTGCTGCTTGAGCAGTCGTCCAGAAAGATCGTCCGTCTTCCACCGCGTGTTGATCACAATAATCGTGCCATTTGGCTGCAACCGCTGACGAGGACCCGACGTATACCAGTTCCAGGTGTTCTCCATCGCCGTCATCGACATCGCATCCTGCTCATCCAAGATGTCATCCAGAATGACCACATCACCACCACGGCCCGTCATCGCACCACCCTTACCAATGAAGAACGCCTCCCCACCATGGTTCGTGTCCCACCGGCCGGCGGCCTTCGAGTCAGCAGACAAGGACATGTCGGGGAAGAGCTCCTTGTACGAGTCTTCCGAAACAAGGTTCCGGATCATCCGGCCAAAGCGCTGCGCTAACTCCGCCGTGTGCGAACCAACAATAAGCTTTGACTGAGGGCGCTTGCCCATCAAATACGCAGGAAACAGATAACTGCCCATCTGCGACTTCCCATGCCGAGGCGGCATCGCAATCATCAACCGCTTGCACTCGCCCGACACAACACGGTCAAGCATCTTCGCAATACGGATATGGTGCGACCCGACAATCATCTCGGGCCAGACGTACCGGCAGAAGTCAATAAAGGAGCTCGTGGCCTTTTCCCTAGCTGCAATCTGCGCGAGCCGAAGCTCAAGGCGTAGACGTTCGGATTCGACTTCAGGAGGGACGGCGGAAGGTAGTGTGGGGTCGGCCATGCCGCAAAGTAACAGAGAACTTTTTTAGTTTCAAATTTTTATAAAACCAGATGCCACTTTGATTTTGCAAAGTGACGGGGGTGTTTCACGTGAAACATGTTAGTGACTACTAACCAATTCACTTTTGACTGGTAAATATTTGCCTAAAATCGGGCTAAAGCCTCCGCAGGCCAAGGCCGGTGGCGCGCTCCGCGCGACGCGGCGCGGGGGCCACGGGCCACGGCCAATCGGCGGCGGCACTCCGCCCCCCTCGGGGGCCGGGGGCCATGGGCCGCGCATGGGGGACCGGGGACCACGGACCACGGACCACGCGACCGGGACCGAGGGCCACGCAACCGGGGCCACGATTCACGCGACACGGGGAAAGGGCGACGGGCAAAGGGCCGCGATTCGAGCGGCCTAGTTCCCGTTACACGGGGCCATGGCGGCGGGGGCATAGGGCCACATAGGGAAACCCGCGCGGGGCATGGCGGGGCGGGGAAAGGGCAAGGCGGCGGGGCCGGGTTAAACCTAAGGCGAAAAAAAACCCGGCACGGGGCCGGGTTCAGGCGGGGCCGGGAGAGTCTAGGCCGCCTCAACGTGAACCCCGCCACGCGGCCCGAGTGTCAAAACGAAATCAGGATATTCGACCACGTCAGACGGGCGCGGGGCAATATGTACCGTCGCGTCGATTGTCTGACCATATTGGTCTAGTTCACGCGCCACGCGACCGAAGGCGGCCACGGCCCCGCGTTTTGTCTGATACGCGCGCACGTCGTCGAGAGTATCCGTGCCGATTCGCAAAAAATAAAGGTTTCTCATTATTCGGCCCCCTCTTCGTCGAATCGCGGGCTCAATTCGTTCGCGTCGAGCATATCGAGCACGTCGGCGGCGCTCATATATTTGAGCGCGCAAAGTAACAGATGATCGGCCGACACTCGGCCACTCTCGACTAAGTCGAGCGCATAATCGCGCGCGTTATCGTGGAAGTGATTTTCGTTCATGGTGAACCCTTTCTAAAGTATCGCGGCCACGGCGGCCGCTCCGCTACGATAACAAACGGAGCGAATAGTTCAAAAAAAACCCCGGCACGGGGCCGGGGCTCAGGCGGGGGCGGGGGCGGGTTACTCGACCATGTCGAGAATTTTCCCGGCCTCAGTTTCAAGGTCTACCCGGTCGGCGGTCCACGGAATTGATTTCGCGTATGCGGTCGCGCCCGTTACCGTGTCCCATAGCGTCTCGATCGGGCGGCCCTCTTCGGCCTCATGGGCCGCCTTGATTCGCACGGCCACGCGTGGGCCGAATCGGTTCGCTAAAAACGCGTCGACTTTATCGATTTTAGACTCGCGCGCGGCTTTTAATACCGCGTTAACGTTGGCCGCGCTCGACTGTGAATAGGCGATCAATGCGGGGGTCACCTCTTCCACAAAACGATCGGGCGCGCTCGCCGTATGACGCAGGCTAATTTCCTCCAGTTCATGAGCCCCCCAGACGATACGATTCGAGCAAACGTAATCAAAAAGAAACGTCTTTACGCGAAGGGCCCCGGCCCCGACTTCGGAATTGCTGACAAAAAACCCGCGCGCGAGTGTGCCCGTCTGGCCGTCGCGGCGACCGGGCATTTCGATGCGGTTTTCTTCGTCGGCCAGAAAGACGAAACAATCGCGATCGCCCGCGTAGAGTGTCGTATTTTCCCGGTCTACTTCGACGCGTTTCCCGAAAATCCCCGGAACGCGGAAATCCCCGTTCACCCCGTCGCCGAATCGGTCGATCAAGGCGCGGATTACGTCAGAATTCCAGATTCGGCCATACCGGGGGCCGGTCATTGCTCTAATTTGATCGGAACCATTGCGAGACAGTAAGACCCCCGTATCTTGCGCGTCGCGGGTTACTTGAAAACCATAATTAAGACAATCCGCGACCAATGGCGCGGGCAATTCCCGAAGATACGCGGCGGGCGCGCCAATGAGGTTCGCGGCTTGACCGAAAGCCCAATTAGTCGGGGCGTACGCGTGGCCGTTCGGCCCCTCGATCATGAGCCCCGCATTGTCGTCAGTCGGTACGGCGCGCAATTGACGCGACGAAACGACGGCGGCGCGAGAAATCGTGCGTTGAATTTCCATGGCCGCAAGCATGGCGGGAAGTGAGGTAAACCGCTCTTCGGCGGGGCGTGTCGCCCATTGGTGGTGGGCTTGCATTAGTGTAGTCATCTTTAAACCTTTCTAGAGTATCCCCTCAGGCCAATCCCTCGGGGGCGATGCAATTGTAAACCACAACTTCAAAGTAAAAAAAGGGCCTACTTCCCTATGGCGCGTAGGCCCCGCATTAGTTCCCTAAAAAATTAAAATAAATCAACCGGCGCAAAACTCCGACCACGCGCCCGAATAACGTAATTGGATTTCGCGCGGGTTCCAGCGTTGGGCGACGCAATAAACCTCGGCCCCCTCAGGCGCGGCCCCGAACCCTTCGGCCATTTTATCGGGGCGAACGAAAAACGCGCCCCCCTTCTGATAGACGATAACCGAAACGTTATCGGCCACGCTATAACGCGCCGCTACCTCGCGCGCGTATCGAACCGCATCATTGCGCGCCCCTTCGATTGTTTTATCCATTTTTAACCCTTTCTAAAGTGAATTAATCCCGCCCGCAGTCGCCCGCGACATGGTGCCGAAGCATAGACCCCGGCGGGAGTGAGCGCGCGAATGAGCGCACGGCCTCAGCGTCATTCGCGGCCCCGCTCTTACGGGTTCCATGCCACTGAATGGCCGTCGGCCCGCTCGACGCATAGCACCCGCCCGGAGTGTCACGGCCTACCCGATTTTTACTCGGCCCATGGGCGACAAAAACAATGACGAAATCACGGTCGCCCCGCGCGCATAGTGGGCGGCCATTCCCGCATTGCATACAGGTGAAATCGTCGGACAATTCAGCGGGGCATTGCACGAATTTGACGCCCTTATACTCCACGCCCCCGCGCCAATCAGTACCGACCGGGGCGGCGACTACGGCGGGGCGGCCAATCGACCACGCGGACACGGCCGAATCCATGTCGTCGCAAGACGCATTAATTACCGTTTGGCCCGCCTTTGCGACGGGCAACGATGCGGCGTCAAAATGCGAATATGTCCACGCGACGCCCCCGCGCGGCACGGCCTCGAGTACGGCGGCCATGTACTCCGCGTCGATTTCGTCGGCCCCGGTCTCAGGCGTCGGATGTAAGGCGCACGTCTTCGGACACGTTGAATAGGTATCAACGGCCCCGGCCCGGTACGTAACGGCAATCGGCCCGGTCTTTCTGTTACTGCTAACGGCTACAGTTTTAAGCATTTTTTTGACCCTTTCTAGAGTATGAAAAAAAAGACCACGCCCCTATGATACACGGGGCGCGGAATAGTTCACTCCCTCCGCCAGAAAAAACTCATAAACCAGAGTTTTATTCCTGATTTCACCATTTCACCCGTCGCGGCCGCGCGCCCCGCCAATGCCCTTTTTTCTATTTCGTCGGGGTCTATGTCATACGTTAACCCCGGCGACGCGTCGCAAAAAAGACAATTATTCGATTGGTCAAAAGGCGCGCGATACCCGCATTCTTTACAATCGCGCCATTCACTCATGACCCACGCGCCACGGATTACCCGCCGGTCCAAATGAGCGCGCGTCATCGTCAACCTCTACGGGGAAGCATTCTTCTAAAACGGTAATCCACGCCGAAGTTTCTATACGCCCGTCGTATACAGGGTAAGCCGTCACGGTAAAAACCCCGTCGTCGTCCCATAAATTTACGTCCCATTCATCGGTGAAAAATTCTTTCCCGACGTAGTCCGGCAATTTAATCACGCACGGGTCTGACCATTCGTCGGCCCCTTCCGAATAATCTTCGGGCTTGACGCTACACTTTTGGCGCGCCAATTCGGCCAATATTGCGGCCTTGACGGGCTCAGTATCCCATTCAAAAAAAGCGCTCATTGTTCCCACCTTTCTAAAGTATCCGGCCCAAAAGTTCCGGCCGTCTGCATACGATACACGCACCCCAAAAAAAGTTCAACCGCCCCCTGACAAATGATGCGCGACGGTAGCCCACGGCACGGCGGCCATGTTCCAGCGCTCGAGCGGCGGGGCCTCTACCCCGGCCATCAGCAAGGCCTCGGCCTGATGCCCCCCATACAGAAGTAATTCAGCCTTTTTAACTGAGCGCGTGGCCGGGGGGTGATACTCGACCAAAATGTACGTCGGGCATTCCATGCTCGCATGCTTCAAATGGAAGGCGATTTGGTGGGGGCTCAGATTCACCTTTTTGCCCTTCGACACTACCTTCAATTCGACCATCACAAACTTGCCTACAGGGCGCGGCCCGAAGGCGATCAGACAATCAGGAATCCCAAGGCCTACGCGCGACTCGAGCCGAGTAATAAAAACCCCCGGCAGATTCTCCCGGATGCGTTGATACAGGGCGCTCTCAGGCTTCAGACTCTTTCCCCTCGTCCTCGGCCCCATTCTCAACCATAAAAGGCGGGTCTTTCTCTTCGGTGATGTCTTTCGCCTCTACGTCCAAAATCGCCTGGGGCGGCGGCCCACCGTACAAGCGCTTGATTTCCTCGAGTTTCTTCTCTACTTCTTCTTTGCTCATGGAATCAATCGTGCCGTGCCTGATTTCCTTGCGTTCGATGTAAATCGTTCCCAAGGCCTGCCCTCGACGGTACTCTGCCTGCACCGCCGCACCAAAAGCCCCGGCGGCCAAGGCCGCGTCGCGTATGGTCTGCATATCCCGCATGTGCCGCTCGAAGGTCGTTCCGTACTTTGCGGCCAACTCGGCCCTGTACTCCTGAATCGCGGCCACGATGTGCGGGGAGATATCCGGATTGGTCAGACGCCACGCCCAAACCTTCGCGCTTTTCGGGTTGTATCCTGCCCGTATGGCGCACTCTTTCATCGTCACGGCCCCATCGCCGCTGACCAGTTCCTGCACAAACGTCCATTCCTTCTGAGTCAACTTCTTCTTTTGCTTCTTCAAAGGGGCCACTTGCGTGGTCAACCTCTTCTGCAATTTATCCGGAAGCACCGGCGGCACGTGCCAAACGTCTTTGTACGTCATTTCACCCCCTAGTTGATCCTACGGCATACCCAGACGCCGTCAGCCTCTTGTGTGACCGAAAAACGCCTTCCTACGCCCTGTCGCTTATAAAACGACCTCAGGGCCGCTCGAGCGGCAATTGCCTCCCCTACGGAGTAGACCAAGCAGTAATCCCCCAAAACCATGCCCTTGAACGGCCACTTGTACCTATTTCGCACCGCGTCATAACGGATGTGGTGCTGACGTGGTCGGATCCCCGGCAGGTACTGAACCGATTCCAGATCAAGCGGGGCGCTTTTTAACGGTAGTTCTCTCATTTCTCGCAGTCTCCAAGGGCCTTTAACGCCCTTACGTTCTCATCTTAACCAACAATCCACTCAAAGCACAAATCGCGAACCCCTTAAAGGAGAACTTCTGATGAAAAAAAAAAAAAATTTCGCCATAACAGAAGTCGCAGCACATTAAAGAACTTTTGCCATATAGAGAACTTCCTTATACATCACCATAAACTACCGTAAGGAGAACGTAATGATATAAAGCATTGTTTTACATAGAAAAACGCCATACATTACACCTAAGAGAACTTTTCATATAAAAAAAAAAAAAAAAAATTTCACATCAGAAGTTCTCCTTTAAGGGGGCTCAAAACCCTGCAAAAGAGAACTTTCATTACGTCTCTACACCCTGTTATTACGCCATTTCGGCCCAAATTACACCTTCCTTACACCTCTGCTTACACCACCCCGTTTTTTGCCCCTTGGTCCTTGTCCCATGGTCCCTGACCCTCTCCTCTTTCCTCTCCCCTCGTGCCCCCAGATCCCTCCCCTTGCCTCTCAAAATTCTTTTAGCTACCCACGTAGCCAAACCAAGCAAAACGGCCCAGAAGCCCTTTTAAAGGCCTCTAAGCCGTCCCTTGTTTTTCACCCTCTCCTATTCTTTCTCTGTTATCGTCTTTCTGGGGCTGGTCGTGGGCTCGGCCACGTTAAAAAGCCTGTACTCCTTGGTTGGTGCAAATGGGGAAACAAATCCAGCCCCACCTTACTGCACACCTCCCTCGAACTCCCGTGGCCCTCGTTTTAGGGCCTCGATGAGGTTTTCTCTGTCGGTCATGCCTAGAATCTCGATTTCTTGGATATCTAGGTTTTCTAGGGGCAGGCATGGGCCAAAGAAGAGGTGGTCTACGCTCCCGATGCGGATCCTGATCACGTGGACGAGGTCTTCAAGTTTCGTCGAAGGTGATGACGTTTGGGTCGTGGGTGGGGGAGGCAAGGGCCTGTTGGAAGTCTTCAATTGTCATCTCCAGTGTTTTAAAGGGGTGATCGCAGGGGTGGCATTTCCTGATGCGTAGGTTCCACTCGGGGTAATCCTTGTACTTCCTGGTGGCGAGCACTTCTGTTTTCTCGTGGCAGTAAGGGCAGTTCATAGGATGTAGCGGCGTTTAGGGGGTTTCTTGACCTCGAGGATTGTTTTGTGGTCCACGGCAAATCGAACTTGGGCGATGTAGAACTTGCGGCCTTTAAGTCGAGGGTCATTAAATTGTGTATCCATGAGGGCGGCGGCACGTGCCTCGTGGAGAGTGCGAAAGAATTTCGGGGACCGTTGTCGGTCTTTGATTCTTCCGCGCTCTGTGCAAAAGGTCCAGCAGGAGTAGTTATCACCGCTTACTGTCTGCCCAGACGGTGATTCTGGTTGCGGCGCGGACGCACTCTCTGGTGAGTCGGTCGATTTCGTCAATTTGTTCTCCTGTTAGGTTGGCGTTGGCGCAGATCTCTTGTAGGCGACGGGCATTTCTTCCCAGCATGACGCTATGAATGGCGGGGTCGATCTCGTGGTTCGGTTCAATCTTTTGGGTGTCGGTCATTTCATGTTTCCTGTAGGTTGACGTTCGGACCACAATTCTAAGCATGTGCTCTCGAGTTGTAGTGAGGGGGGATTGGTGCGGATGGCGTCTTTCAGGCCCATGTTGTAGGCCTTGACCACATCCTCTGGAATCACGCCGGGTGGGTACGGTCCCTGGTCGGAGAAGAGTTTTTCTAGTGACAAAAACACCAGGGTCGTGGTCAGTGCTCCAAGAGCAAAGCCTGCCCAATAGGTGCCGTTTTGGATCTTATGATCAAGTGTTGTCTGCATTGCTGTTCTCCTGGGTTTTGTTGATGACCTTGTAATCGTGGAAGACGACGCCGTTGGAGGCATTGCCTACTTTGCAATCGCGGACCCAGACGCGCTTCTGTGATTTCTTTATAACGCGCCAATGGCCGCGACGGTCGTGCAGGCGAGGGCTGGCGTGAGTGCCGCCGAGGTGCTCGCGCTTCGGTCTAATGGGCTGGATGACGACGGTTTTCCAATCAAAAAGAGGAACCTTTCCCTGGCGAATCCGTTTTTCGTGGTTCTTGCGCCTTGTTGGTTGGTAGCCTGTTACCTCGCGTGTCTCTAGTGAGTCGATGAAGGTAGCGACGAACCCCAAGGTCGTGAACAGAAAAAGCCGTTGCTTCTCTTCTATGTCTTCTGGAAGCCTGTAGCCCTCATCGTCAAAGGCTTCTACTACAACATTAGATTCCTCATTGACTCTGTAAGAAAAAAATGGGGATTGGTAGAGTTCTCCATCGATATGAAGCACCCACGTTTTACCAACAATTCCTTTCGCTTCTTTTAGATCGTTGAGAAGCCCACACCCTTCACTGTCCTGCATCAGGAGCGTTAGCATTTTGCTTCCGTTTCCGTCTACGGAGACCAGAGCCACTTCCTTAAAGGGCAGTCTGGTGTCCAGGAGTCGGTAGACTATTTCTTGAGCGAAATAACCATTTTGCGCTTTCAGTTCAACTCCTGATATATCAAACCATTTGAAAAGCTCATTGACGGTTAATCGAGAGCACATCTCTTGGATTAAGGGAGTCATGAATTTTTCTCCTTTAACTTGTTCTCCACTGCCAAGACCCCTACGAAGCCGAGCTTTCTGAAGTGCTCGCGTTCCTCGTCACTCAACCCAACCCATTCACGCTTTGGTGGTGCGGTGTAGAGTGCGGTGCCGTTCAAATAAACTGCCGATGGGTTGATTGGTGTAAAAACCATGTAACCGCCGTGCATGCCGTTAATGTATCCAACAGGCTCCTGTTCAGGCTGTGCTAGTGCTTGGCGTAGTGCTTCTACTGGGCCGCCTTTTAATTTGTAACCGTCTGTTGTAATCATTGTGTCCCATCGCTTCTTTTGTAACGCTTCGACACGCTTCCTGTACCAAGCATCGTTTTCCTTAGCCATGTCCGATGCGGTGTCAATGTCATCTAAGATGTCCCATAGCGTTTCCAAAGCCTCCAACGCCATCTCTGCTGCTTTGCGTAGGTCAGTCATTTCTCACCTCTTGCTCGAATCATTGCCGCCGCTACTACTCCTTGGTTATGCCAATCACCATGCAACCATTCTTCACACACCTTCGCACACGCCTCACGCTCTCGCTCAATAACCAA